AACTATAAACTTCGAAGACTTCGGTTACGATGTTGCATTTAATGGCAACGGCGGCGATGTAAAATACCTTTACAAGAGCATTGAAATTTTTCAAATGCATGCAGGCGAGTTTACCAAAGTCACATTGTATAATCCACGTATAGTTGATTTTAAACATGCTAACTTAGCATACTCAAGCAATGAACTTGTTGAGATTAGCTATACCTTTGATTACGAGTGGGCTGAGTATGAGTTTTTTGGTGGAATTGAAGACGACGATTCGACCAAGGATATATTCGACTACCTAAAGCAAAGTAATGTAATCGAATATGCAAAGTGGGACGAAGATCCTAATGCGAAAGTAGCAAAGGGAAAAAGCTATCCAGACGGACTGCTTGGGGATATCCTCGAAGCAAGAGACACGGTACAAGCAGGCATAGACACTGTAAACGAAGCAAAAGGCTTCGCTAGAGACATAGCAGGCAAAGTGCAGAGCATCAGCTCGCTCGGCAATCAGTTACAGAAAGACCTACTTGGCGTGGACGAACCGCCATTTCCGTTACCAAGCGTTAGAGGGTTTACGTCTAAGATTGACAACATACCTACTAATTTTCAAGATTTTAGAAGAGTAAGAAAAGGCGGTGGTTAACAATGGCAAGCAGACAAACAATTCAAAACTCACAGCTTGGACGATTCAGCACACAGATGCTGGAACAAAAGGGCGCCAAGCGCACAGTAACAACTACCAACGGTGTTAAGGCCAACGTCTATTCGCAGAAAAGTGGTTCGGAACAATTCCTTTCACCTACCGCAGTAAAACTATCATTTACTGGTACTCAAGCTGGCTCAGTTAGTGGCGACCTATTTAATGCAGTATTTTCATATTTTTTAAAAGTTAGCAGATCCAAGAAAACTGCATCAACAATGGCAATTGTATTAATAGACGCCGCAAAGTTCCAAGGTGTTTCGCCATTAACATTAATTGAAGCCGCCAGTGCAAACAAAATTAACTTGGTTGAATCTATTTACCCGTACATCAACTTGCTACGTGGCCCAGGCGATCAGCACGAAAGAGTAAGAAGTATCGACAACAAGGACAGCGTAAAAAGCAGAGGTGTACAACCTTGAGCAACTATATGCAAGGATATTATCAGGTAAAATTTCCTGATAAATATTCTGGTAAGACATTGCCTTATTATAGATCTTCATGGGAATTAGCTGTGTGTCGTATGTGCGATAACCATCCTAATATACTTGAATGGTCGTCTGAGTCGATTAAAATACCATATAGACACCCGTTAAAAGGAACCATGACTGTGTATGTACCGGACTTTGTTGTGTTATTTGAAGATAAAAAGAAAAAACGCAGACTTGAAGTTTGGGAAATTAAACCATCATCGCAGACCTTTGTTGAACAAGCCAAGAAAGAAAAGGATAAATTAGCATTAGCAGTGAACGCGGCCAAATGGCAAGCGGCACAGCAGTGGTGCTCAAGACGAGGTGCCATCTTTAAAGTGATAAACGAAGACAGTATTTTCGCAAACAACAAACGGAAGAGATAACACATGACACGAAGATTAGAAGAAGAGCTTGGGCTCCCGCACATGGATGATCCCATTATTGATATAGCACAGCACGAAGAACAGAGTGCCGAGTTATTGGAATCTCTAACAACAGCAGAAAAGCTTGACTATGCATTGACCGCAGTAACCGGTGTCAATGAACACGACGGTGAAATGAATGAGATATCTGGCAAAGCCATCACATCATACGAAGAATTAATTGAACTTGGTAAAAATTCCCCACCAGGGCAAACTGGCAGAATATACGAAGTTGCAGGACAGATGTTAAAAACTGCTTTAGATGCTAGGAATAGCAAAGCAGATAGAAAAATTAAATTAATGGAACTTCAACTCAAGAAGTTAAAGCTAGAACACGACAATGGTGAAGGGCATCAGCAAAAAGGTGAAGAACTTGATCGCAATGAACTGTTAACTTTAATAAGGTCTTCGAATAAAAACGAAAGCGAAGCCGCTAGCGATAAATAGTGATAATAAACGATTTTCGGAGATAGAGATGCACAAGGGTTTTAAAGATTATTTAAGTGATGCGTACCCAGAGTACAAATACACTTTAAAGTTAGCCGTCGATAAGGTAAGCGACCATATGCTTGATTGCATGGAAAAATGCCTATCCAAGTACGACTTGAAAACAGCAAGTAAATTTAGAGAAACACCAATACAGGAAAATCCATTAGACTTTCCTAACATTAAGAACTCACCTGTTTTTATTGCTGATATAACTTTAAAATATCCAGCAAGTCGAGATTACCTAAGAACAAAACTTTCAAACATGCTAGGTATTGCCGAACAGCAAATTGCTGTGTACAGCGAAACCGACCCCCGCCATGCCGAAACAGACTTATACATGGCTCGCATGGTAAACCACGAAAACAAAGGCGAGCACAAGTTAGGCAAAGATGATTACAAAGGTGAAGAAGCTGAAAATGCAGAAGGCACTGAAGATCAACGCTTATCGTTGCTTAAAGATTTAGAAAAAGAAAGAACAGATAGACGTAAAAACGGGCATGAAGAATACAGCGAACAAGACGATGTGTTGCCAAGTGACTACGACTCGTTCGATAAAACAAAAGAAGAGAATTCACCGGGTTTGTTCGGCAGAATGACTAAGCACTAAGGATCAATTATGAACAATAAAGAAATCAATAGATTGCGCGAACTTGCCGGAATTAAACAACCAGTACACAGCAAGAGCAAATCACAAAAATTAGACGAAGGCGTTATCGGTAGCATGAAAACTATCAATCACGTAAGCGTTCGTGAAGAAGAACATCCGCGCAGTTTACCCGAACGTGGCATGCGTGCTAAGACAAACGCTAATCTTTCATTTTTAAAGGATGACGAAGACGAAGAGTATTTTGACGGATACAGAGACGAAGGTCGTGGCGACTACGAACCCCAGCACGATTATTATGACAATGACGATCGAGAAGTCAGTGGCGACGAAGAAGGATACGAGATCGAAGAAGACCTTACTGACGTAGAAGTTGGTGAAGATGCCAACGGCAGAATGTACGATTACGATGATAGCGAAACATTAGCTCCTGGTGAAGTCACACGTAAAGCGGCAGCTACGCACGATCCGTTTGACACGGGGTATGCAAGCCCGGACTACGAAATGTCAAACGATGGTGAACAATATAGTAAATTCGGAGCCGGTGACAAGTCGGATTCGGGTTTATCACACAACTACAACGATGAGTTCGATACAGACGATATGATGATGCGCAGCGATCGTGATCAAGATTATTTCTCAGATCGCGATGATAACGAACTAATGGACAGCAAACAGTCAAGCAACGACGGAATCTGTTCAACAAAAATCGAAAATGGCGAAAAATTCACAACTGCTGATGTGTTAGCTGATATTAATAGCGGCCATACCGATTGCCTTTACTATGCTGATGAAAATCAGATACAAAGTTTAATTGATGCCGATAAAATAGACGATGATGTTTTCGCACATTGGATGGAAGCACAAGATGAAATGAATCACCTGCGCGGTGAAGCTCGACAAGAATTCAGCGGCATGCAGGAATCAGATATGGACAACTTCTCGGCATCTGCAGAATCCGATGCCATGACTTCTAAGTCGGACAAGATTGTTAACGATGCTAAACAAATGATTGCACGTGGAATGGATCCTGAGCAAGTTGTTATGTCGTTGGCTGACGAGTACGGGTTATCGACCGAAGAACAGTTTGATCTACACGACATGGCCACCCAAAGTCCAGTGCAAGAAGGCAAGCCAGACTTTCCGGATTTAGATAACGATGGCGACAAAGAAGAGTCAATGAAAAAAGCCATTAAAGATCGAGACCAGAAAGTCGACGAAGACTTTGATAATGGTTACGAAGACCAACTTGAAGTCGACGCCGATGGTTACTTTCCTAATGGAGCACACAACCACGTTAGTAAAGAAGCCGGCCCTGCTAGCGCCACTCACGGAGATAACCCGAGTCATAAGGCAATGTCTGTTAACGAAAGTAGCAGTAAACGTCTTATTACAAAGATGGCAAACGAACAGTCTGGCAAAGAAGCTAAAGTTTATTTAGATCGCGAGTATGCTGAGTACATTGTGCAGTTCTTTGACAATGGCAAATACCAACGCGAAGCCGACTATCACACAGATGATAAAGACGATGCAATCGGAACCGCACAGATGTTTTTAAAGAGAGAGCATAACATGCGCGAATCAGCAGACCGCAAAGGAATACATCAGTCCTTGGTGTCTGGTTACCGAACGTTCAAGAAGTCGTAATACATGATCATTGATGATAAGCTAGTAAAGAAAGCGTATTCGAAGGGTCATTATACCAGACAGCAAATCGAAGAGCTAAGACAGTGCATGCACCCGGTGACGGGTCCTATGTATTTTCTTGAAAACTTTATGTACATACAGCATCCTACCCAAGGTAGGTTGCTTTTTGCACCATATCCGTTTCAGCGTGATCTGGTTGACTCTTATCACAACTATCGTAAATCCGTTAACATGGTTTCGCGTCAGATGGGCAAATCAACAGTTGCCGCAGGTTATCTGCTTTGGTATGCAATGTTTATTGCTGATTCAACTGTATTAGTTGCATCTAATAAACACGAAGGCGCCCTTGAAATTATGCAACGTGTTCGTTATGCGTACGAAAGCATACCCGATCATATTCGTGCTGGAGTTGTTGCATACAACAAAAAGTCATTAGAATTTGATAATGGCTCGCGTATTATTGCACAAACAACAACTGGTAATACCGGACGTGGCTTTGCGTTATCGTTAATATACATGGATGAGCTTGCGTTTGTTGATCACAGCATTGCAAAAGAGCTTTGGACTTCATTGTCTCCTACGTTGTCAACAGGTGGTAAGTGTATTATTACTAGTACACCAAACATCGAAGATGATCAGTTTGCTGATATATGGTTCAATGCAAACAAGCTAACCGACGAATACGGCAACGAAAGAGAAACAGGTCCAAATGGATTTAAACCTTACTTTGCTGATTGGACATCTCACCCAGACCGTGATGACGAATGGGCAGTTGCTGAACGCAATGCAGTAGGCGAAGATAAATTTAAGCGTGAGCATGAGTGTCAGTTTATTGCATTCGAAGAAACACTTGTCGCATCTTCTGTACTTGCACAACTTGAAGGCGGAACCCCTCTACGCACCGACAAGCACATACGTTGGTACAAGGACATTGATCCGAACTGTACTTACATTGTTGCACTTGATCCCAGCATGGGCACAGGCGGTGATAATGCCGCTATACAAGTATTTGAACTTCCTACGTTCAGGCAAGTTGCAGAGTGGCAACACAACCGAACCCGAATCGAAGACCAAGTTGCGCTCATGCGCGGCATAGGTAAATACATAGAATCAAAAGGCGAACCGGAAATATACTGGTCAGTCGAAAACAATACGTTAGGCGAAGCCGCACTAGTAGTAATACGCGATACAGGCGAAGACCATTTTGCAGGAACCATGTTACATGATCCTGATAAACGTGGTTCACGCATGCGCAAAGGGTATACAACTACACCGCGTGCCAAGCAAGAAGCCTGTGCAATACTTAAACGCATGGTAGAAAATAGACAACTAGACATTAAGTCTAAAGCACTCATTAGTGAGTTGAAAACGTTTATATATAGAGGTGGTTCGTATGCCGCCAGAAACGGAACAACTGATGATTTGGTTATGGCCGTGATACTTGTGCTTAGAATGGCTGATTATGTTGCTAAGTGGGATGATAGCACCAATGCATCATTATCGAGTAACTTAGCGTTTGGCGAAGACGATGATGAAGATGAAGATTCACCAATGCCACTAGCATTTATATAAGGGACAACTAATGGTCAAGTTTGAACGATTGGCAGAAAAAATATTTGGCGTACTTAGAAGTTTAAGCGACGAAGTAAAAATGTATACCTCGGAAGGCGATATCACCGTCGACCCACAGCTAGGAACACGTTTTTATGTGCCTGATCCAGGTATGATGGTTACCATCGATACCGACAGCAACGAAATAGAACTAAGCATCGACAAAGACGCATCGTTTAAAACAACTGAAAAGTTGCAACGTCGTTTAAAGAACTTAGCAAACGAATTTTTAATTAATTACACAGTTAAAAACTATGGGAAAAGTATTCAACCAAGAGACTTCTCCTATAAAGCAAAAATAAATAGGATGAGAAAAATGGCCGATCAGAATGTATCAGAATCGATGTCAAAAATGTTTGGCTCGAAGAAAACCAGTTACCAGCAAGTCGAGAGTGTTAAGCTATTAGTTAAACACAGAAAAGAAGTTGATGAAGATGTACGCGGTTCGCGTGCAAGAAACATCAAAGAAATATTCATCGAAACAGCAGGCGAAAGAATTAGATTTCCGCACAACCATTTAGGTGGTGCTAGAGCAATGGCTCGTCATATGTCTTTTGGTGGTATCATGGAAGATGCAGTAGGTAATTACATTACTGAAAATACTGGTCGCATGCTCAAGCTCAAGGAGTTTGTTAAATATGCAAAGTCTAACAATCTTATCAACGAAAGCACAACACAGATACTCGAGACAATCAACGAAAACTTAGCAACTATCAAAACTGATATTGCTCGTTTATCCGGTACTAAGTCTTATCATATTATTGCAGAGCGTATCAAAGAAACAGAGCCGCTAGAGCTTAGCGAAGACCAATATGGGTTTAACGAAGCCGATCTGCGTGATATGTTTACGGTAAAGAGCTTCAAAGAAGAATTCGACGCAGTGTTGCCAACTGTTAACAAGATGATTGCAGAAAAAGATCATTACCTACGTAAAATAGAAGAAAGCGCATCGACGTCAATATTCTTAGAAGGTGAGCTAGACGTAACAGAAGAGAAGATGATAGCGTTTGAATCAGATCAGGCACGACTTGGTTATCGATTGGGTGCAATTGCTTCTATGATATCAGAAAACGAAAGTCTTGCAAGTTATGTTGCTGGTGTATCCAAGCGCATGCAGGAAGGTCACGAAATCAACGCTTTTGAAAAATCTGTAATAAGTAATGTACTAGAAAATCTTTCAGTAAGAACCGAACAACCTTTGTCGGAGGATCTTCGAGAAAGCACAGAATATGCATTGTCACTAGAAAAATACACAAGATTATAAAAAACTGGTTGACAATCAGAATAGATTCAAGTATAATACTTGGACACTATAGGACTTAGTCCTAACATACACATATAGCTGGAACGGATTATCGCGCCCAAGTACAGCTCGCACAACTAATGGATAGCGTTTAACTATATTAAAAGGAATTAATTATGAGCTCTAAACTTGACGAAATTCGCAAGAAGCTACAGCAAGCAGACACCCGCAAAAAACCACAAGGCGCCACAGGCGAATCATTTCCATTCTGGAACTTAGACGACGACACATCAGCAAAGATTAGATTCTTACCAGACGGTAACGAAGAAAATACTTTCTTTTGGGCCGAGAAACAAATCATCAGACTTAAATTCCCCGGAATCAAAGGCGATGATGAAAACAAAGAAATCCAAATACAGGTACCATGCATGGAAATGTACAACGAAAGTTGCCCAGTTCTTGCAGAAGTGCGTCCTTGGTGGAACGACGAAACTTTAAAAACTACTGCATCGCAGTATTGGAAAAAGCGTAGTTATATCTTCCAGGGCTTTGTACAGGATAGTAGCTTCGATGAAAAAGACTTACCCGAAAGTCCTATTCGTAAGTTTGTAATTGGTCCACAGATCTTCACACTCATTAAAAGCTCTTTGCTTGATCCTGAGTTAGAAGC